AGATGCCCCCCCCTGATCGGTGCGGATTCGAGGGTGCTGGCGTGGTGCGGTTTGCTGCTAGGATTCTGCTAGCGTGGTGCCTTGCGAGCCCGGTCACGGGGGTGGGTCGGCCCCCCACGGCGTAGCGGCTCGGACTATATATATATCCCTCTTCCATAATGTGGCTAAAAACCCGATTGGCTCTTATTTAGGAGGGATGTTCCCTTGTTTACCTGATTAGGTAAGGGAGTTTGGTGTAGTTAAATCCCTGGAGGGAGGGATGTTGTGGCTGGTCTCAAAAACCCCCCCTTACCCCCCCACGGGAATGGGGAAGAGCAAGGAGGGGGAGGAGGTGTCTTACTTGGTGTCAAATCCCTTGTCGGGCGGTGTGCAGGACAGGCAGAGTACAGAACCCCATAACTATACTCTCCAAGGAATCTCCTTGGCTCATTTGGAAAGATAGGTTCTATTCAGATATAAGTCAAGGGAGGACAATGGAGAATTCTATCCAGTTAGACGACAGTAATGGTTCTGCGTCTCGTTACTTTGTTCGAGAGTCTATGAAGCGAGAGATTGAGAGGTCTGTGTCTAAAGGTCTTCATTTGCGTGATGCCTGCGAGATTGCTGGCCTTCCTTATGAGGTAGCCTTATCCCAGATTGCCACTGACGAGGATTTTGCTTCTTGGGACAAACTGTCCAAGGATCGGGCAATGGTGGACAGGGCGAGGAATAAGGATCCTGTCAGGCGACCGAAGAGGCGTACCAGACTCCAGATCAAGCATGATTTCGTCAACAAACTGAACAATGCTGGCTTATTTGACAAGATCACTTCAATGGCTGAGGAGGCGGATCCTTCTACGGAGGAGGGCAGACAGGTCTTGGCATTCTTCATGCGTACAGTGATTAAGGATGTTTTGCCCAAGGAGACTGCTGCGAAGGTTGAGACGGTTAATAAGGACGATACGGACAAGTTGAGTGATTCTGACTTGATTCACTTACTTGAGGAGCGTAGGGCCGAGCGTCTGGAGTTGCAGTCTGAGATAGAGTCTAGCAAGGTCAGCCGTATAAGGCATGGCGAGAATCTTCTTTTGGAGGAAGGGTCTAGTGAATGAGTTGGCATTATTCGCTGGCACTGGTGGGGGCATTCTCGGAAGCGGGCGTATTGGTCACAAAGTCGTCTGTGCGGTTGAAAGAGACCCGTACTGCATCGAGATCCTTCTTCGACGGCAGGAAGAGGGCCACCTGCCTGTATTCCCCATCTGGGACGAAATTCGATCATTTAACGGTAAACCTTGGAATGGCATCGTCGATGTTGTGTCTGCTGGATTTCCATGCCAACCCTTCAGTAAAGCAGGTCTCAGAGCCGGAACTGACGACGAACGAAACCTCTGGCCCGAAGTTGCTAGGATCATTGGCGAGGTACGACCCAGATATGTCTTCTTGGAGAATGTGCCAGCCGTTGTTCAACACTTGGGAGGAGTATTGTCCGGCGACTTGGCCCGTCTCGGCTACAATGCTGAATGGGGAGTTATTTCAGCGAGAGACGCAGGTGCCCCCCACATTCGCAAGCGTTGGTGGTGTGTGGCCCACTCCAACGGCGAGAGACTGGAAGGACAGCGTGTACTGTCCCAATGTGCCCGTAAATAAACTATTAGGTCGTGTTGTGTGGGAAGGCCCGGATAACGAAGGGCGACTCAACCCCGACTGGGTGGAGTGGCTCATGGGTATGCCCGTCGGCTGGACTTCACCAGACAGGCTAGTTGCTAGCAGCACATTGACCTGGCTAAAAGATCCTGGTAACACTGGAGAAGTCCCCAGGCTAACTTCCTCTAGAAGTCATAGGGCTAGCAGGCTAAAGGCACTTGGTAACGGACAAGTCCCACACCAAGTAGAGTTGGCTTGGAAGGTGTTGACCAATGAGCGATCTTAGCGACGAGGATAGATCCATCCTCATAGAGCAGTTGAAACTAGAAGAGGAACTGAATAAACGGCTCTCCTCTGACATACTGTCTCGCCTCACTCCTAATGCTAGGCAGTGGGACTATATCTGTACACAGTCGCACGAGACATTGTTTTCAGGGCTCAACCAAGCGGGTAAGTCCACTGCTCTGTGCATGAAGGCCGCCTACCATCTTACCGGGCTTTACCCAGACGGGTATGAAGGCCCACGATTCGACGGGCCTATCGACGCTGCTATTGGTGGCGAGACTGCACAATCGACCAGAGACCTCCTGTGTGAGCGGCTACTTGGACCCGTGTCAGATCGTGGCACTGGGTATATCCCGCTCCATTCCGTCGAAGAGGATCGCATTGTGAGGATCTCTGGAGGGGTAGCGAATCAGATCGACTACTTCCAGGTCCGCCACTATGACGAGTTCGGGGAGTTTGACGGACACTCCAAGTGCTATGTATTCTCTTATTCAAGTGGTTGGCAACGACTTCAGGGGTACACCTTGCACTGGATTGGTTGTGACGAGGAACCCCCATTTGAAGTGTATGACGAGTTCTCAGCCCGCCTGAATGCTACTAACGGCTATATGGACATAGCCATGACACCACTCCAAGGGGAAACCGAACTCTACCTACTGTTCGACAACTCTGACAATTTTGATGTTCGATTCTTAATAAACTACGACATAACCGATGCCGAACACATGACGGACGAAGATCGGGCTAGGCTGCTAGACAAGTACGATAACCACCCCCTAGCAGAGGCTAGGCTTCATGGTAGGCCAGTCCGGGGTGCAGGACTAATCTACACTGCCCCTGACGAGTTCCTGTATGTGGATGATTTCGAGATACCTAGGCATTTGAAGAAGATCATTGGCCTGGACTTCCCGCATGGAGTTGGGACATTCGCTGCCGCCCGCATGGCTTATGACGAAGATTCAGACATAGTGTACCTAACAGGTGAGTATAAGGAGACTGGTCAAGAGTTCCCCATGTACTGCCACAGATTGCTCAATATGGGCGGATCTACCATTCCATGTGCTTGGCCCCATGATGGAGGACGAGGGTTCACTGATGGGTCCACCATCGCTGGCAAGTACAAGGAGTATGGCGTAAATATGCTAAGAGAGTTCTCTCACATGGTTAGTCCAGAGGGAAAGAAGACCTTTGCGATAATGACCGTTGTTGAGGAGATCTGCGAGAGAATGGCAACTGACCGATTCAAGGTCTTTGTATCATGCCAGAAGTTCATGGCAGAGAAGAGACGATACAAGCACGATCATGGTAAGGTGGCAAAGAGGCAGGACGACCACATAATCGACGCATTACACAAAGCCATCATGATGCTTCGGTATGCTGAGTCGGAGAGTAATAAAGGAATGTCTAATTTCAGGATTCCTGAGTACGACTTCTTTTCCAGTTTCTAGTCCGGTTATAGGGGACATAGGTAATGAATAAAAAAATACATGAACTGGTAAGCAGATATGAGTCGCTGAAGTCTGCTAGGCATAACTTCGAGGCATCTTGGCAGGACATTAGCGATCTTATGATGCCGTACAGGGGAGACATCACTACTATCCGCTCGCAAGGAAGTAGGAGAGTCAACGGCGTATTCGACACAACGGCAATGCAGGCGGCTGACACTTTCGTCAACTTCCTGAAAGGTGCAATCATTCCTAGCGGAACTGATTGGGTTAGGCTCCGGGCTAAACCCCCATTTGATGGTCAAGTTGAGATCAGAATGATTCTCGACCGTGTTGCCCAGAAGATTCTATCGGCACTAGCGGACAGCAACTTTTATACTGAAGCGGCCACATTCATTAGAGACTTCGCTGTTCTTGGAAACGGAACACTTCATGTCAAAGAGGATCAGCCTACAATAAGCCCGGACGGCTCCACCTTCTCCGGATTAGTCTTCCAGGCTATTCCAGTTGGAAGAATGTGGTGGACTGTAGGTCATAAGGGGAAGCCTTTCTTTCTTGCCAGAGAAATAGAGATGCCTGCGATTGATGCGTTCAGGTTCTTTGGTGGTAAGGCGGGAGAACAAGCAAGCCAGAGTATGAGTATGAATGAACCGATGGAGCCTATTAAGTTCCTTCATTTTGTATATGAGAATGAGAACAAGGCTCCTAAAGGGGCGATCAAGTCGGCTGAAAACAAACCTTGGGTTTCTGTGTACATGGCAGACATCGACATGAACCCCATGATCCTTAAAGAGTCTGGGTTCGAGAACTGCCCGTATATTGTTGCCAGATGGATGGTTGTAGATGGCGAGGACTACGGCAGAGGCAGAGGCCACCTTGCTAGGGCTGACGCAATGGGTATCAATGAGTTACGCCGCCAGATCCTAATCGCTGCTGGAAAAGACTTGAATCCACCGCTCATGGTTGAGCATGACACTATGGTTGAACTAGACATCACTCCTAACGGGTTAATGGTTACAAGGCCGCCGATCAAGATGGGGCCACAATACTTGAAGTCCGAAACCCGGTACGATGTCGCTGACTCTATTGCAAGACTGGACAGGGAGCAGATCCAGAAAGCGTTTCTTGGTGACTTGCTAGACGAACCAGAAACTCAACCTAGGAGTGCCGAGGAGAGTCGCCAAAGACAATCAAGGGCGTTACAGAGGCTAAGTGCTAGTGCGGACATCGTTAACTACGAGTTCTTGGATCCAATGATTACTAGCATTATCGAGATCATGCAGAGGGCCGGACATCTACCAGAGTTAGATATGTTGGCAGAACAGATCCCCAATGCTGAAGTAGAGATTTCATACCAGTCTCCTTTCTTTACCGCACAAAAGGCTAGCGGCAGTATGAGGATACAAGCATTCCTAGAGCGTAGACTTGCCTTGTATCAGGCAACTCAAAACCCAGTCTACCTAGATGATATCTCTCCAGATCAGTTAGCCAAATATGACGCTATGATTAGCGACATTCCTGCGGTGATCCTGAGAACCCCAGAGGAGGTTGAGGCGTTTAGAATGGCTAGGGCTGAAAGAGAGTTGCAACAGCAACAGCAACAACAGCAGATGCAGCAACAGCAGCAACAGCAGCAGCAGCAACCTCCACAGCAACAGCAGCCTCAACCGGGAGGAATGCAGTGATCCCGAAGGAGCAGTTAGTATTCATTTCTCATGTTACGAACTTCCTGAAGACCAAATCGGGAATTCAGTTCTTAGAGTACCTAAGGAAAGTGTGCCATATTGAGGACACGCTAGAACCAGAAGAGGTCTACAATAAAGAGATGGAGGCTTCTGGGCTTGCTAGCAGGATGCCTATCGACCCGTTGGCCCTTGCTAAGAGGCAGGGCATGAGGGCAGCGTACTTCAAAATAGTTGCGTTGCAGAAACAAGGAGAAAGGGAAGAGGATTCAAAGTGAGTGAACTAAACGAGCATTTGCCGTCCGACATGGAAAACAGGGACAGCCTATTGGAAAAGTTCAGTTCAGTGGGAGACCTAGCAAAGTCATACCAAGAACTTAGTCAGAAACTTGGAGAGGCTCCTTCTGGTCGTGAGGAATACCATTTACCAGACGGGTATGCCGACGACCAACTGCTGAGTGCGGTTGGCGATGTGTCCCATCAGAACAAGGTCACCCTTCAGCAGTGGGAAGTCCTAGCCAAGGCAATCGTCGAAAACAAAGAGAACGGAGCCATTGCTAGGGCTAGCGAGAAAGCCTCCTCCATAGAGGGTTGGAAGAGGTCTGCCGCTCGTATCTACGGGGAAGACTTGGACAAGAAGAGTGCTTTAGCAGAAAGGGCTTTGGAACACTTCGTCAATCAGAATGACGATCTGAAGTTGGTAATGGAGGAGACCGGGATGGGGCACCACCCGGCAGTAATGGATTTCATGGTTAAATTAGGAGAACAAATGTCAGACGATGTAACACCAGACTCGGAAACGGGGCTTGCCTCCCTAGGAGACAGTGCCGCTAAACTAGCAGAGCGTGGACGCAAATTGGCCCTAATGAGATCCCTTAGGGATAGCAGGGATCCAGATCACGAGGAAGTCCTGAGAGAGTTTATGGACATCCAGCAGAAACTTGAAGATGCTGGGTATGAAGGGGTGACGGACCCGAGACTCGCAAGCAAATGGGGTGCGTGATATGGTCAAGAAACGGGACTACAAGAAGGAGTACGCAGAGTACCACTCCACGAGAAAAGCCAAAGATGCTAGGAATAACGCTAATAAGGCTAGGAGGAAGAAGAAACTCAAGCCGGGAGATCCTCGTGAGGTAGACCACAAGAAGCCTCAAAAGAAGGGTGGAACCAATGCGAAGTCCAACCTACGCATAGTTTCCAAGGCTACTAACAGGAGGAAAGCCTCGAACTCGACATACTCTAGGAGAAAAAAGTCTTGACACTTGACTGCTAATGCGTCCTAGTTAGGGGCGTTCGATAACCCAGATCGCTCCGGGCCGGACTGACGCTAGGAAAGACTAGCGACTAATGGGTGCCGTAAGCACCAAGAGAGGCCCGGAGCCGGACAACCTCTCGATAAGAACTAAAACTTACCGAGAGGACTAATCCAATGGCGATTACCGTTCCACAGCCTGGGAATCCCACCTTCGCCACTGAAGGACCATACGATTCGGATCCCCAAGCCGGATACATGAAACTATTCAAGCGGGCCTATACAGACCTCATCAGGCTTGAACTTCAGCAATCCGAAAGCATCTTGCAGGACACCTGCATCAACGAAGCCATGCGTGGCGAAGTGCTTTCCTTTGACCGTTACCTGAAACACGACGATAATGAACTTGCGTCCCGTACCAGAGGTCAGACCTATGGAGACCAAGGAAATGCGGATGCGATCCAGTACAAAGTGACTGGAACTGAGCGTAGGCTAGTCAATCCGACATTCGTTGATTACGCAGAACTGTTCGACCCGAGAGATCAGTACGCTCTAATGCGGGCTGTTCGTCCTGACGGTCAGTTTCTCAAAAATGTGTCTGCGATGTTCAATCGCAAAAAGGACACAGTAATCCTCAATGCGATCAAAGCAGCCATCACGGTTGACGGCAGCAAGTTCGGGGCGGCAACTAGCACTAAAAACTTTGCTAATGTCACTGCTGGCGATTTCATGCCCGCTACTAACCAAGCCCTCACTACTGGTGTTGCTGCTGCTGAAGGCGAATACCTTTACGACAATGTTCCTCCGTCCAAGGTGGTAGGAACTGCTGCTGACGGATATGCTGCCAGTCTTTCTGGTAACTCCTATATGTTAGCCACTGCTTACAGTGACGCTTGGACTGGCACTGCGGGAGCCACGGTAACAAATGTCCTGCCTACCAAACTGGGCGTGAACACCTTGATCCAGGCTAGGAAGACTCTTCATGCGAAGAACGCCATCCAGCCCGGAGATCGTGTGTTCTGCGTTCTCCACCCAAACCAGTTCTACCAAATGATGGAAGATGCAGACGACAATCGTTTGACCAGCATCGACTTCAATGACGGTAAGCCTCTGGTGAACGGTGCCCCCATGAACTACATGGGATTTGACTTCAGGGTTACGACTCAGGTTCCTGTGATTGATGCAGGGGTGGCTGCGGGCAACTTTGGAGGCGTTGACATTGACCAAACAGGTAGTGCTGGACCCTTTACTACGGTAGTCGAAAGGGCAGCGGGATCTGCTGATACAGGTCACGAAGTTTACTTCTACACCGACTCGGCACTTGTTTACGGTCAGGCCGAAGAAGTGACTGTGCGAATGGACGAGATTCCTGAGCGTGGTTACGCACTTCAACTTTACCACTCGCTGGGACTTGGCGGGCTTCGTCTTGACGGGGATAAGATCCTCATCAAGCGTTGCATTGACTAGAACTAAGGAATTGTAGAATCCGGGGGCAGCAGTATGTCAGGCAAAACATTCACTGTGTCTGATTACGCATTGAATAGATTGCGGAATATCGCTGCCCCCGGAGTTGCTGCTACCTATGTGAACTGCTTGCGTGTGGCACCAACCCTGAACTCGCCCGATCAATGGGTGGAGTGGGGTGTTGAAGATACGGCTGGGCTAGGAACCGCTGTTAGCAGGATACAGGTCTTTGAATCAGATCAGGGGGACGGAACTCCATACTGGTCTGCTCCGCAACAGAGTGCTGTATATCCCAGTAAGCGTGAAATCTACAACAACAATGGTATCAGGTTTGGAGCGGTTAGCCTTCCAGCCGCAACTACCATTGTCGCTATGGGAGTTTTTAGTTCGGCTACTTCTACCTACGAGTACAACGCTGGAACTAGCAAGGCGGAAGTGGCCGCATCGGATCTTCCAGATTTGCTTTACTGGGAACTTGTCGTGCCAAATATCTCCGTGAATGACGGCGAGACCTTGGTGTTTTTAGCAACCAAATTCAAAGTTACGGAGCAATAAAATGAGTAACCGTTCTTCTGCCGGGGATAGCCTCGGCCTTTCGGTTGGACGGAATCCAACAACGGGATCGTCCTTTTCTATTTCTGGGTGGGTCGATCTTCTGCATACTTGTGCGGAAACAGGAGTTGTCACAGATCATTCTGGTCCCAATGCGATCTTGCAAAAAGGTCTCGATGCGATGATTAG